ATTAGCAGCTATGTTAGCCGATACAACTAACGTTGAGCCTAGTTTTAACGTACAAGTTGCAATTGGTGGTTCAGCCAACAGCATCAAAGTAGAATTGCTTATGCCTACCGCCATGTTAACAATTCCAACAATTGATGTTCAGCAGGTTGTTTCTACAACAATTAACTTTACAGCTCAAGGTTCTACAGACGGTACAGCTGCTAGTCCGTATGACATTAGCGCTACTAACGAATTAACTGTTAAGTATTACTCAGCTTAATTTAGTGTAGTTTTTACACAAGGGGCGGATTGATCCCCGCCCCTACTTTTTCATTATTATATAATAGGATAAAAATCCAAAATGGCAAACATCTCACTTAAAACACTACTAGTACCTTCAAAAACTGTTGAAGTTGACTACCCAGGAATGCCCGGTTTCAAGATTAATCTTAGTTTTCTTTCACGCGAAGTCTTAAGCACTATTCGTAAAAAGTCAACAAAAACTACCTTTAAAAACCGTCAGCCCACAGAAGAACTAAACGACGAAATTTTCTTAGAACTTTATGTTCGTGAAGCTGTTAAAGGTTGGAGTGGATTAAAGTTAAGTTACCTTGAACAATTAGCTCCAATTGACTTAACAGGTCAAGATATGGAAGCCGAACTAGACTTTTCAGATGAAAATGCCTTATATTTAATGAAATCTTCATCTAATTTTGATGCTTTTGTATCAGAACAGGTCACAGACCTGGGAAACTTTTCGACGAACAGTTTGAAGAAGTAAAACAGGATATTACTAATTTTTTCCAAAATGCACAAGTATCTATGACAAAAGAAATGTACTTAGATATGTGCATGCAACTAGGTACAACTCCAATAGAGTCAGAAATACCCGTAGAACTTCCTGACTTGCCTGAGTTAGTTCAGGAAGCTTTCAATATTTATCGACTACTACGAGATATTTGGGAGCCAATGTCCGGAAGTTACATGGGAAAAGATACTAGTAATATATTCAATTTCTTTGAATTGTATGATATAGAAAAGGCAGAGCAGCGTATTATCATTAACATAATTAAAATTATGGATAGCGTTCGCACTAATCTGATTCAACAAGATGCTAAAGCCCGAGAGCCCTCAAACTAAGCTGTTTGAGGGCTTTTTTATTACCTAAAAAATTTTGGGTTGACACGTACTATCCCTTATGTTATAATAACATGAATATTCACGTGCATACCAACTTTTGGTATAAAGTCTCGAAGGAGAAAAAATGGCTTCACAAACCGAAATAACCGCTCTGTTAAAACTTCGCTCCGAAGGGATCAAAGAAGCTACAGCGGATTCAGAAAAATTAAATAAAAGCCTTGAAAGAGGTAAAGGTATAGCGGCTAGTAGCGGTAAAAGAGCAAATATGGCCACTACTACCATGGAAAACGTCGAGTATGGTCAAGCCAGAGCAGCTGGCGGTACTGGAGCAGCTGGCCGCGATTTTGCCAAACAAGCTCAAGGTCTTGGTGGTTTAGTTCACTTGTATGCTACATATGCTGCTAACATATTTGCTGTTACAGCTGCTTTCCAAGGCCTTAGTAAGGCTATGGATACTACTAATATGGTCAAAGGTCTTGACCAACTAGGTGCAGCCACAGGACAGTCTCTTGGAACATTATCAAAGCGATTAGTTGATGCCAGTGATGGTGCTATTAACTTTAGAGATGCTATGGAAGCTACCGCAAAAGCTACAGCTAGCGGAATGTCTCAAAAACAATTATTACAACTAGGTGATATTGCCAAAAAAGCATCTCAAGCACTCGGTGTAAGTATGCCTGATGCTCTTAGCAGATTAACGCGTGGTGTAACAAAGTTAGAGCCTGAATTATTAGATGAATTGGGTATTTTTACTAAGGTAGGTAAAGCTACTGAAGATTATGCTCGTAAAGTAGGCAAGACTGTTGAAAGTTTAACCGATTACGAAAAGCGCCAAGCTTTTGCAAATGCAGTAGCTGCAGAGGGTGCTCAGAAATTCAAAGATATTCAAATAGACGCCAATCCGTACGATAAGCTATTAAGTACTCTACAAAATGTATCTCAGAGTATACTGGAAGTAATCAACAAAGGGCTAACTCCTTTGGTAAAACTATTGAGCGAAAGCCCTACTGCTTTAGCAGGTATTATTGGTGGTTTAGCCATAATGTTAGTTAAGCAAGCGCTTCCTGCTATTGGACAATATAGGGACGGACTAAGAAAAATAGCAGACGACAATAAAAAAATAGCAGAAGACAGGGCCAAAGCCGCTCAAACCGCCTTAGATAAGTCAAAAGCTATTAATGCTCAAGAAATATTAGCAGAAAAAGACAAGATAGCTAAAATACGTGATGACCAGGTAGACGCAGCAGAAGCACAGCTAAAGCTAATATCTAAAAAAGGCATATCAAAAAGCGTAAAAAGCATACTTGCCAAACCGGATCTTTTATCTATTACTGACAAAGATCTAGCTGTGCTAGATAACTTAGGTAAAAAGACTACAAACGTAGCCGGGACATATAGGCTACTAGCTTCTGCGATAAGATCCGCCCAAGAAGCCAATAATGACTATATAACCACTAGTAATACTCTAGATCAAAAGATGAAAGCTCCGCCTCCTTGGTATAGTGCTGCAGGAATAGCGGCCGGAAAAGCAGAGAGAGCTAGAAAATCAGCGGCATCAAGCTCTATTATTAGCCAAGCAGGCGAAGATGCTGCTGTACTGGGTTTTGCTGGGTCTTTTGGAGAACTAAAAAAATCCTTAAGCACAGAAAAGCTAGGTTTAGTTAGAGGTACTTTTACAGGCATTGCTGGAGCATTGAATATTGTTACTACAAGCGTCGGTAACTTGCTATCAGTATTTTCAAGGTTTTTAGGCTATATAGGTATAGCAATAACAGCGTACGAGCTATTAAGTGGCTGGTTAGCTACAGGTGTTGAAGAACAAGAAAAGTTTAATAAGTCTGTTGAATTAGGTAACGATGCTGTAAAAGCAGCCACAGAAACACAGAAAAAATACAAAGACTCTCTTAGTATCGAAGCACTTACTGCACACTCAACTGCGCTTGGAAATATCAGCGAGGCATTAAATCAGCAAGTCAGCGACTATGCTGCTGCTCAAGATAAAATGGGGGCCTTTAGTAGTTTTATAGATATGGCAAAAGATCGCTTTGTACCTGGTGCTACAGGTACTGGTGGAGCTTTAGCAAAATCTATTTCAGAAGAAGTAACTTCTGCCTTAAAAGCTATTAAAGATCCTGAGAAAAAGAAAGAAGCTGAAGATAGTTTAAAACAACTGTTCGGCCCAGATATTTCTAAGAAAGCTATTGAGAAAGCATTTACTTCTATACCTCCAGCTTTAAAGAAAAAAATACAAAGCTTGGCCAATGATACAGTTCAAGTTATAACTAAAGCAAGCAAAGATGCTGAACAAGGAGTATCTCCGCTAAGAAGTTTAAGTGATGGTTTTGATGCTATTGATAAATCATTTGCCGAACTATCTAATACTTTAATAGCCAAAGACCCGCTATCTAAGTTCGCATTAGACTTAATAAAACAAAGTACTCAATTAGCTAATGCCTTTAAAGAACCTCAAGCGCAAGCTTCACTGCTAGCAGACTTACTAGTTAATACCGGTAAGATTAAAATGTTTCCTAAAGAAACTCAAGAGGGTATTTTAGATGCTGCTAATGCTATGAAAGCATTAATTGTAGAAAGAGATAATGCTGCCAAACAGATTGCACAGGGAGCTTCAAAAATAACTCAAGCAAATAGCTTAGTGGGAGTTTTATCTAGCAATGAAGTTATTAGATTAAAAGTTGAAGGCGAAGCTTTACTTGCTGCAGGTACACGTGCACAAGAAGAAGCTACTAAAAAGCTACAACTAATTAATACTAATTTAACAGCTGGACTAGAAGCTGGAATTAGCAGAGGTTTTGGGCTATTAGAAGGCCCTGTAACACGTGCAATTGCTCAAGGCAACATTGACTCGCAAAAGACTCTGTTAAATTACTTACCTAAAACACCTTCAACAATAGCCTCCCAAGCAAAACTAGATTTGGAAGCCATTAGTTTAAAGCGTGAAGAAGTAAGTGTTACACGTGAGTTAATTAAAGAAACTGCACTATTACGTATAAGTAATGAAAAAGATAGATTACTACGCGATAGAGGTGTAGCAAGTCAAGAAGGCGATCAAAAAACTTTCGACAAGTTAACACTAGCTATAAATGACTTAGATCAACAAGCTGTAGCATATAAAACTCCAGGTAAATTAAAAAGCTATTTACAAGAAAATAAGCAAGAGTTGCAACCAGGTGCAGCTGGAGTAATGGCTCAAGATACTGAATTCAGAAAAGTAATGGCTGGTTTCGCTTCACAAGCAGATCAGGTAAACATTAAAAAGGCTGTAGATACTGTACAAGCTAGATTTGACGAAATAACTAAAAATAGTCAAGATTACTTGGAAGGGTTAAAAGCAGAAAACCAAGCTTTTTATAAGTCACCTATGTTTGAGCAAATGGATCAGGCTGCTCAAAAAGAAGCTCGTGGTGCACGAACAAGTGAAGAAATGCAAGTCGCAGATATCGTAGCTAGACTGCCTTTGAGAAAGAGTATTGCTACTTATGAAACTGTTCAAGCCGAAGCAAAAAATCGTGGTTTTGGTGGTACAGCAAAAGACGCCGCCGAAGCAGCCAACAAAGAAAAAACAAGATTAGACGTGCTAATAAAGCAACAAGATATAACAGTAACAGCAGCAGATGCTGAAACTGCTAGATCTGTAGCAATAGATAGACAGGTAAAATCCCTAGAACTGCAACGAGAGTCAGCACAAGAAAAGTATAAGCTAGACGAACAGAGCTTATCTGCTGAGGAAAAACGTATCACAGAAGCGAAATCTTATTTAGATGTTCAAGTTAGTTTAGGTACTGTAACAGGTGAAGCATACTTGCAGAAAACTAAACAATTAGAAGCAGATAGTTTAAGTTTAGATCATGCCAAAGAGTTGCTGAGTTTACAAAACCAACAAGCTGATAAGTTAGCAGAATTAGCTATAAGTAAAGCAAAAACGCAAGATCCTCAAGAAATAGCTAGAATTACTGGGTTAGAATTAGCTACTACTACATACTACAGTAATGCTATTAAAAATGAAAATGATCTGTACGCAGCAAGACTTCGTACAAAAGGTTTAACGGATACTTTAACAGATCGTCAAAAAGCTTATGGTGATATATTTAAGAAGTCTTTTGACTCCATAGCAGACGCTATGGTAAGTTGGGCAGAGACAGGTAAGTGGGCAGGTAAGGACTTATTTAATTCTTTAATTGCTGATCTAGCTCGTTACGAAATAAGATTGCAAACAAGTGAAATGTACAAAGCATTTAGACCTGGTTTAATGTCTGGTATTTCTGCACTATTTGGAGGTACTCCTGCTGTTGCTGCTACTATGACACAAGATATGTTTCAAATGAATGAGTTTGCCAAAGGCGGAGCCTTTGATTACAGCCTTGAGGCATTTGCCAAAGGTGGTGCTTTTACGAATTCCATTGTAGATTCACCAACCATGTTTAAATTTGCCAAAGGCACAGGCCTAATGGGCGAAGCAGGTCCCGAAGCTATTATGCCACTAAAACGCGATGCTAATGGCAACTTAGGTGTTCGTGCTGGAGCCGGCGGTGGTAGCACCGAAGTTGTGATTAATAACTACGGCAGCGAACAAGCCACTGCAAAAGAAACCACAGATTCACGTGGTAACCGCCGCATTGAAGTAACTATTGGTGATATGGCTGCAGGTGAAATTACTCGTAGTGGTAGTGCATCACAAAAAGCCGTAAGTGGTACTTTTGGGTTACGTCCACAACTAATTAGGAGATAAAATATGGCCTATGCATACATATGGCCACCATCTTTACCCCAGTCTCCGCAAAAAGGATTTACGGAGACTGGTGGTGTTCTTATACTAAGAACACAAATGGATGCTGGACCGGCTAAGCAACGTCGTAGAGGTCAAAAGCCTCAGATGTTGCAAGTATCATTTATAATGACCACTGCACAAACTGAAGTTTTAGAAGAGTTTGTAAAAACCACACTACAAGGTACTGCTCGCTTTGGGTTTACCCACCCAAGGCTAGGTACTATTGTAGAAACCAGAATAGTACCTCAATCCGCCGGTGACTTATATACATTTAGTTACCTAGCTCCAGGCTACTGGACAGTATCGTTACAATTAGAAATATTACCATGAGCCGTTTAACATCAATGTCGCCAGGTGCGTTAAAAGCCGTATTTTCGCCAGACTCAGATGATGATTTAATTATTTTATTAACTGTATACGACCCACTTAATGAAAATTTAGTGGTCGCTCGTTTAGCAGATGGCTACACAAAACGTATTAGTGAAACTGACACAGAGGTATTGTATGGTGTAACCAGTAATGGTCAAGACTATACATTTCTTCCAATGCAGATTTCACTACCTTCTGAAGATGAAGCTCAAGCACCTCGTTGTTCTATTGTAATGTATGATGTAACAAGGTATATTACGCCAATTATAAGAACTATTACAGCACCTCCAAGAATTAAGCTGGAATTAGTGTTATCTAAAACACCCGATGTAGTAGAAGTCTCTTTTTCAGACTTTTATATAAATAGTTTTACATATAACGCTGATTCTGTTACAGCTGATTTAGCAATGATTGATTATGAGCGTGAACCTTTTCCAATGCACTCGTTTACTCCAAGATATTTTCCTGGAATGTTTTAAAGGAATAGTATGAATTTTGAAAAATACATTGGTATTCCTTATGTTGAAAAGGGAAGAGACACTAATGGTGTTGACTGCTGGGGTTTGGTTCGCCTAATATATAAATACGAACTACAAATAGACCTACCTAGTTTTAGTGCTGAATACACTCAAACAGATACTACACGTATTGAAGAGCTTATTGCACAGTACAAGGAAGGTTGGGAAGAGACCCAAGAACCTACTGTTGGATCTATAATTCTGTTTAGAGTACTAGGTAACGAGTCTCATGTAGGTGTAGTAGTTAGTCCTACACACTTTATCCACGTTCGTGAAAACCAAGATACAGTTATAGAATCTTTAAACTCAGTTTTTTGGGCTAAACGAAAAGTAGGTTATTTTAATTATTCTGAGAAAAAGAGTGCAATATTAAATGCAGTACCCCACCCACTAAGAACTGAACGTTATACGATTCCTATAGTTCCAGGTACTACACTTAAAGTATTAGCTGATGGCTTAACAAAAGAGTATGGTGTAGCCCCAGAACTAAAAAGCAAAGTATCAGTTCTAGTTAATGGTATGTTTGTGCCACAAGATAAGTGGCAAGAAACTGTATTAAAAGAAGGTGATGCTGTAGAATATCGTGCAGTACCTACTGGTTCTGCAGGCCGTATGTTGGCCATGATTGCAATTATGATTATTGCCCCAGAACTAGCAGCTTATGCTGAGTTCTCTTATATGGGTACAGCCGGTGCTACAGTTGCAACTTCTACAGCTGTATACGCTACAGCATATGCTGCTACTGTTATTGTGGGCTCATATCTAGTAAATGCAATCGCGCCTATTAGACCACCAGCAGAGCCAAGAGATCCTGGTAGTTCAGAGCGTCAATTAATGGTTAACGGTGGATCAAACCAACTAAATCCATATGGTAGCATACCAGTTATACTAGGTAAAATGCGTATTACTCCGCTACTTGGTAGCAATAACTATTTAACTTATGAAAATGAGCGCGATAGTTACTTGTCTATGTTATTGGTATGGGGCTATGGTCCAATTTATATTGATGAAAACAGTTACAAGATTGGTGATGTTCCTTTAAATAGCTTTACAGACTACACAAAAATATCTTTAAATAGAATATCAGAACCAAATGCAAGTGAAAAGCTAGCTTTTGATTCTATTTATGGAAAAGATATTGTACAAGTAAATACTGCAGTAGAATTAACCTGTGATGGTAACCCAGAAGCCAGTGTTACGCCCGGTCCTTGGTTTGAAGCAGCAACTGACGTTGAGTATGAGCCTAATACTCAGCTGCCTGTACCAATAACTTCTGCTACTATCGCTATACATTTTCCACAAGGCTTACGTGGCATTAAAGCCAAAGGTGATGGAGCCGGTGACTCTTTCGCAGTTAACGTAGTATTTAATTTAGAGTATTCTACTGATCAAGGGGTTACTTGGAGTTACTTGGACGGATTAGGTTTAGGTAGCGATAGTGCTAAAAGAGACGGATTCACTTATACTAAAACTTACACAGGGCTAAATTATAATCAAATGATTATACGTGTACGCCGAGCAACTGGTACTAATATAGAAGATAATCCAAATAACAGATACTACTTTACTTCAATACTCCAAAGCATAACATTTGTGCGTAATACCTACCCTGCTGTAGATCCAGTGGGAGCAAAAATTGCAAAAACAGCTTTTAAAATAAAAGCCACAGATCAATTAAATGGAAGTATTCAGGGAATTAGTGCCGTTGTACAAACATGGTGCAAAAAGTGGAATGGTTCCGCATGGGTAGATGGTACTACCAGTAATCCGGCAGCATTAATGCGATATGTATTAGAACATCCCGCAAACCCTCGTCGCGTTACCGACGCAGCTACTCAAATTAATTTATCGGAATTACAAACTTTTTATAACTACTGTGAAACTAATGGTTTTGAATACAATGCAGTATTGGCTCAAACACGCAGTATACTAGAAGTACTACGTGATATTTGTGCCGCCGGTCGTGCTAGTCCAGCACTTATCGATGGTAAGTGGACTGTTATTATAGACAAAGAAAGAACAAATACAGTACAGCATTTTACTCCACATAATAGTTGGGGATTTGAAGCCAGTAAAGCGCTACCAAAACGACCAGACGGATTACGTATTACATATTACGACCAGGACAGAGATTATCAAGAGTCTGAGGTTATTGTGTATGATACTGGAAAAACCTCTGGTAATGCAAGTTTATTTGAAAGTATTACCTTACCTGGCGTAACAAAAAAATCTCTTGTTATTGACCATGCTCGTTGGCACTTAGCTCAAATGAAGCTAAGACCAGAAGTGTATACTTTAAACTCTGATATTGAATATTTGGTATGTAATCGGGGTGACCGTGTTAAGGTAATGCACGATGTCCCTATGTGGGGTTTAGCTTCTGGACGAATCAAGAATCGCGTATCTACTACAGTACTTGAGTTAGACGAGGCCGTTCCATTAAAATCCGGTGTATCTTACACTATACGTTTTAGAAGTAAAACTGGAGG